ACTTTAAACATAAAGTTTTACATATTGACATAGAATTAAAAGTTAAAGAAATGGGAGTCACTTATCAATTATGTGAGTTTGGAGTTAAAAGCATTGTTAATTTTTGGAATTGCCAAAATGTTCCAGAAATTTTACCTCCTTATTTTAAAGTTTATGATATGAAAAAAATAGATTTAAAATTTCATGGTTCTATGTTGGATAAAGAAACATTTGAATCAATAAATAATTATATGCTATGAAAGAAAATATCAAAAATAATCAATCACAAGATTTTATTAACTCAAGAAGAAACGAATTAATAAAAAAGTATGAGCATATAAATAAAATATGCAAAATAGAGAAAAAGGCTATAGAAGATGTTGCTTATAATTTTAAAAACGAAAATTATATACTTGAGTCAACATTAATTGCTATCAAAAAATACATATTAAAATACAATAGAATATTAAAAGAAAAAATAGAGTCCTATCATAGTTATGATGATAGCTTTGATATTGTAAGTGCAAGTTATGGTGAAATGATTCAACAAGTAAAAGAATCAAAAAAAGCTTTATTATTATCAAGAAGAATTATAATTTCAACAATAGAAAGCAGAAAATGAAATCAAAAGAATACACAGAAGAAGAAAAAGAAAGAAATAACCAAGATTTATTGACACTTGTAAACGATGGAGTGATTACCGTAAGAAGAAAAGAAGGAGAATCAAAAGAAGAATTTTTGAAAGATGCTAAAATGTATTTTGGAGACTTTAAAATTGTTTCATCTGATGAAAATGAGCTTAAATGTTCTTCATGTATTTTTTCAGAAAAAACAAGCATAAGATGGCATTCATTTATGTGTAAAAAGACTCATAAGCTTACAAATGATGCAGAATATAGGCCAAAATGGTGTCCAGAAGTAGGCATAAACAAAATCATTTTTAGTAATGCACAATTTGACACAAATGAAATTGCATCTTTATCTATTTCTCAAATAAATGAAATAATCAAGCAAGTTTTTATTAACAAAGAAGATAAATATGTTTCAACAGACATTGAAGAATTGCTATATGATGAATCAGGTAAGAAAGATAAAAAACTAACAATACAGCAATATTTGCATGACATTAGAAATGGGTTTAATCTTGATAAGATGATTTCAATATTGTCAAAAGTTGATGAGGAACAAGTACACGATATGGTAAAAGAAGGAAAAATAACTATGGATACATACAACAAGGCAATAAAAGAAATAATGTCACTACAAATAAAAGCAAAGTGAAATGAAAACAACATACCAAGCTAACAACCTAATCTTAGAGATTAACTTAGCACTAGAAAGAAATAAAGACATAAGTCAAGACGTCCTAAAGGGCTTTAATGCCTTAACTGATTCACTAGAAAACTATACAACTGACGCAGAAGAATTTGAAAAGATAGTTTTAGAAAACACGGAATTATTAGATTCAGAACAATCAAAAGCTATTTCACTTTTAGCAATAGATTGGCAAGATGATAAAGTAACTTCAAAAATGCTAAAAGGAATTATAGAAAAACAAAAATAGCTATGGAAGAAAATATTTTTTGTTTTGTTATTAGATACCATGCAAAAATAAAAGAAAGACAAATATTTGGAGTTATTGGAATAGAAAGCAAAGAACCATTTTTCGATAAAAATGAGCTAATTTTTGATTTGTGCCAAAAGCATGGACATTTAGAAGAAATAAATATTTTAAGCTTCGATGTATTAAACGAAGAAGAATTTAATCTTTATGGAAACAGATTTAAAAAGCAAAAATAAATATGAATAATAACTCAACAGCATTATTTTTATCAGAAACTCTTGATGTTAATTATGAAAAATATTCACTAGGATTTGAAGCTACGTCAAGTTTTATTTTATTGCCACTAGATGGAAAATGGTATTATGAAGTTTGTAAAGAAACACAAAATCAAAATAATAAGCCAAAAGGACTTTCTGAATATTTTCAAAATAAATTTTCTTTATATTCAATGACTTTTGAAAGAATTGATTATTCAGCATTTTATTTGATTTTTCAAAATATTACAGGAATTGAAAATTTGGAAAAATTAAAAGAAAAATTTCCAGAAATGATAATCAAAAGCCCTCCTAAATAGAAGGGCTTTTTTTATTGAGCCGTTTGGAATAAATCTACTGTACTCTGTTCTTTTTCCTCTTGAACAATTTGTTCGTATTCAGATTGTGAGTCACTAGCTTCACCAAACATTTGAATACTTCTAATCTGAGATACAATTGGCTTGTTGCCATTTGCGAGCGTCAATTCTTCAATTAATGCTTTTCTATCATCAATCATATAAGGACGTATCTCGTGTGAAATTTCCAGCTTATCATAATTAGCTTTGTTTTTTGAATCCATCAATCCTAAATAAGAAATAATTATAGATTTACGTCTATCCATCCAAGCGTCATAAATTACTTTGTCATGAACAACTTTAAGATGAGCATCAAGAAACATTAACTTCAAAGCAACGCCTGAAACAGAACCTAAACCTTTTACCTGTTCAAAAGAAAAATTAGGTGTTTGAGTAAATTCAAAGATTATTCTGTATAAATTCTCAATTTCAAGCTTCATTGATTCAGGTGCTGAATCCCAAGTAACGTATTCAAGTTCAGAGCCAACTTGACCAATATAAACCTTACCTTGTTCGCCTTTTTCAGCAATAGAAGAGAATTGACCCTTTCCAAAAAGTGTCGGAGAACTATGATAGTCGTTCGTCTCTGCATGATTTGACATAATCAAAGATAACCTATCAATAGCAGTTTGAACTTCTTGGTATTCTGTTTGATTTTGTTGAATATAAACTATCTGAATCTTACCAAGTTTATTTTCAACATTAGAAACAACAATATATCCATCACTTGAATTTTTAAATCTAATTATTTGAGTAGCGGTGTAAACATCATAGTAAGTTATATCAAGATTATTTTCTTTTATGATATACTCCCTAGTAAAAGCCAACAAGTCCCCATATTCATCAAAGTAAGGATAAAGCTTAGAATTGTTTGAATTAAGAACTAAGCACTTTATTTTAAGCTTAGTTTTGAATCCATATTTTTCATGCTCTTCTCCTTCAACAGCATACCAAAGCTCTGCACTTTCAGTAAAAGTTTTTAAAGAACCGCACATTAATTTATCTAAACTGTCATACTTAGCATTTTTTAAGACACTAAAATAAGAATCAAAATATTCTCTTTGAGATTCTTCATTCCCTTCAAGTGTCCATTTTACAGGATTTCCAAAAGCAAAAGCAACAGCAGTATTAACAATTCTTTTCTGAAAAGGAATGCCAATTCTGTTTACCGTTACAATTTTAGAAGAAACTAAGTTATCGTTTTCATCATAATTATTTACAACTCTATCTTTTCTTTTATTAGTATTGAAAATATCATGATTTTTAACGTCAATCAACTTACTTGATTCAACAATTTTAGGGTCAATTGTATGACTATTTTCTTTTAACTTTTGAATTATCTTTGAAGCTTCTGTTTCACCAGTTATTTCTTCAATTGTTTTTTTTGCCATTATCTCATGTTTTTAAGTAAATTAAGACTTCTTTTATTGTCAATATGAATATATTCAAAGTACATTCTCATTAGAAGAGTATCTCTCCAGTCGGGACTTCTGCCAATATCATTTTTAATTTCTGCTTTTGGTTTAATTCTTAATTTTTGGTCATCATCAATTTTATAGCTTTGCAATTGTTCTAAATCTAATGCTATATCATCTTTCATATCATCAGGAACAATACAATCTTTTGCAAATGATATTTCACGAGCGTTTATCTTTTCAGCTAATTTGTAACCGCACTGAGATTGCAAATTACTATAATTCTCAACAATAACTTTTCCATGAATATCATATTTTGCCCCAACTAAAGGAACTAAAGGACTAGCATTGTTTACAAATCCCTTAATGCCACAATTATCTACAACACCACCGCCAACACCGTCATCATCAGCAACACATCTATCTTTTGAAATATTGTACTTGTATCTGTATGTATCTATTCTTTGCTGAATATCAGTAGTTTTTGAAATATCAAGAACACAATAATCAATAATTGTAAAACCATCCCATACTGCAATAACTGCCTTATCAGAACCAAAGCGAGCAATATCAGCAGTCAAATACTTTATACCAGTTCTTTTCTCAATATTGCCACCAAATATTGACATTATAGAATCATAATCACAAAGAGAATTAGGGTTATCATCATAATCAAAGTTTCCCTTCAAAAGTCGCTCAATCTTAACTTTATCTGTTATTAACTTCATGTTTTCAACGTATTCAACAGGCAAAAAAGGATTGTCTTGATACAAAGCACGAATAAAAACATATTCTTTTGGCAAAGTATTAGATTTAAAATGCTTCCAAAATACAGTAAACAACCAGTTTTTTTTAGGGTTAGCCGTTATTAGAATCTTTGGAACAATACCATACTCTTTATTATTCTGCCTTCCTACACGTGTTTTCAATGTATCAAAAGCTAAGAAATTAACTTCTCCAGCTTCTTCAATCCATCCTCCAGTAAACTCTTTTGAACCTAATCGCTCAAATAAAGGGTCTTTATAAGGATAATAAGACAAATCTAAAAACACAATTGCCGAACCATTTGAAAACTTAATTTCATTGTCTGAAAATTTCCATTCTTCAAAATTATATGCCTTCGCAACCTTGCCAAAAGAAATTAAAACAGACTGCCTTGTATCTTTTAATGAATCACGACCAACAAACCAACGAGTATTAGGGAAACGCCAACACATAGTCATAAGCCAATAACAACCAAGCCATGATTTACCACCACCAGCCGCACCTCCATAAAAAACAAATCTTACAGGATTCTGCCAGAATAATTGACCTAATGCTATTTTTTGTTTCCTACTAAGAGTCTGACTCATATTTTTCTAAAGGTAATTCACTACACTCTTTCATTGCACTATCAAAACCTTGGAATAATGCAGTTCCGTCTTTTCCTGTAATCTCTCGTTTTTCAGCACTATACAAACCAAGTAACTTTCTACGCTCTATTAAGTTAGCTCTAATCTCAGCTATGTATCTAACATCACCAGCTTCGTAATTTTCAGAAGTTAAATCTTCAATATCATCATTAATTTCACCAATTATATCTATTCCAATTGACCTATTCCATGCGTTCCAACATTCAGCAATCAAATCATCTATAATAATTAGTTCTTTTTGTATTGCATCATCAATATTTTTTATATTGTCTTCCCTCCACATTGTCATTAAGGTGTCGCAATCATTTTTTATTGTCTGTCGTGTTACTGGTGAATCTAAAAACTTATTAACCTCTTTTGCTATTTGTGCATAAGAATACCCTCTTTTATAAAGTTTCCCGACATATTCAAGCCTTGATTCTTTGAGTTTACGTCTTACTTCTGTATAGTTCATAATTTACATATTTGATTTTTACATTATTCATGCTTATTAATTTTTTCTAGCATCAATTTTAATTCTTTTGGCTCTGATTTTATACCTTTTACTCTGCAATTATATTCAGTAGTAGTTATTCTAAGATTAGAAATATCTCCAACCATTTCAGCAGGTATATTGTGCTTAAATCCATCATAAACGCTTACAATGTGGTCAAGTTGATATTCAAAAAAGCTTCTTTTCTCAATATCTTTAATACTTTGTAAATCTTGCAATTCTGTTATTTTCCAAACTTCATTAAAATATAGCTTCCATTTACACTTTTTTATCTTAGATAAACTTTTCTTCATTTCATTTTCTGTTTTTCTAATCTTTAAAGCTTCTTGTTTTTCTATTTGATTTAGTCTTTTCTGATACCAATCTTTATTTCTTTCGAGCATAATTGTACTATTTTAAGTTAAGTCACATTCGCAATGGAATACTAAAAATTGTTGCACTATTTAAATATTCACTATATGTGCTATAAAAAAATATTCATACAAATATCGAAAAAAATCAACATGATATAGAAATTATTTATAGATTTGTGTTATAATTGTATCGTAAATATAGAAAATATTTATAAATGAAAGATAAAGTACTCCAATTGCTTAAAAC